AATCATTTGGTACACCAAGTCTTATGAAATCCAGTGGTGGTGCCGCATATGCAAACGGCGATATTATTACTCGACCTCATATCGGGTTAGTCGGTGAGGCGGGACCGGAAGCTATTATTCCTCTCTCTGCAGGGCGCCGGCAACGCGGGGTGGAACTGTGGGAACGAGCTGGCGCGATGCTGGGTGTCCGGGCGTATGCAAATGGAGGCATTGTTGGCGCACAGCCTTTGCGGACTCAAGCTTATAAGGCGAAGACCTACATTGATGATAACAACGACAGGATAGGTTACGGAGCCGGCTATGCCGAAGGGATCCATGGTTCGCTTGAAATGGTGAAAAGGCAAGGTCTGAAGCGTTACACCAAGGCGATGAGTAAAGCGAGTAGCCTCACTGATGCTTATAAAATACGCTCGACGGGTCATCAATTGCGTAGGCAGGCTGCCAAGATGAAAACCTTTGCCAGAAGTACGAAATTACTTGGCAAAGTGGTTCGACCTGTTGGCTACGCCATGGATGGTTGGGATATCCTCTTTGCTGGCAAAGGAAAGCGCGGGCGACAGACTGCTAAAGTAGCTGGTGGAATTGGAGGCGGAATCTTAGGTGGCGCGGCAACAGGTGCAATGCTTGGTACCTTCCTCATGCCTGGTGTCGGTACAGCCGTTGGTGGTGCAATCGGGGGGCTGTTAGGAACAATCGGCGGTGAGAAGCTGGCCACAAAAATGTATGATGGTATTTCTGGATTCTTTGACCGTCGAAAAAAGCGCAAGAAGAAGTACGCCGATGGTGGGCTTATCAGTGCTCCACATATGGGACTGGTCGGTGAAGCCGGTCTGGAGATGATCATCCCACTTTCGAGGCAGCGGAGTAAACGAGGAAGAGCATTGTGGGAACAGGCGGGGAGCATACTTGGTGTTCGTCCCTATGCAGATGGTGGTGCAGTAGGTATGAGATCGTCCAGCATCCCGGTGGCGAAGACACTGGCGCAGGCACCTGCAGCGATCCGCGATATCGTAATTGAGAACATCAACATCGATTTTGGTGAACTGGCCAAGGGAATTACCAACTTTGCTGAATTCGCCAAGATGCTGACCAGTCCACAGGGACGAGCGTTGTTCCGCAAGGTTTTCGGCGAAGAGTTGTACAATGCTCTGGAAAGTGGAGGATAAATCATGCTGACCATGATACGTGATAAGAATCGCTTTACCTTTCCAATTACACCGACAGAAATACAGATCACCAGCAGCAATGAGATAGATTCTTTTGTCGTAATTACAGGTGAAGAGAAGACAAGTAAGAGACTCACTTCGAAGCTGAAGCGGGTCTCTTTTTCTGTGATCTTCCCACGAGCCTGGGAGGAACTTTGGGAAACCGGCAAAGAGACGGTGGCTTACCAGTCTCCAGAACAGGCTTGGAAGTTGATGGAGGAATGGAAGCTCAAGCCGGTTGTGATCAACTTTGAATCGCTCTTTTCGCAAACCATGTGGTTTGAAAGTTTCGAGGCTACGTATAAAGATGGTCAGGCGAATCTGCATATCACATTTAATTTTGTAGAGTTCAACCCAGTTAAAATTGTTTCATATTCCAACACAAAGCAGCTCTTGAAACCCGGTGTAATCATAACCAAGTCATCCAAAAGTCGACCTAATACAACGGGGAAAACGGACAAGAAGAATAAGACGAAGAAAAGTGAGAAATCGAAGAAAGCAGAAGAAAAAAAGAAGAAAAATGAAGAGAAGAAATCCACTGCTAACGCCAAAGGCAATTTTGATTATTTGGCTCAAAAGGAACGAATTCTGGACAAGAACTCTAGTGTTAAATAAAGGGCGGGATTAAAATGGACAATTTTGCGATCCTTTACGGAAAGGAGAGTAATCGGCAGCTGTTGACGGATGCGGCAGTTGAATTATCCTGGTCTTCAGCACGAGATGAAATCGCACGTAGCGCAACTGTTCGACTTCGAAACGCTGCTGATCTGAAGGTAGCCGGCATGCTGATGTGCTTTTCATCACGACTGAAAGGAATGGGAGTGCTTCATCACAAGAACCAGTTCTTCCATGGACCCATCATCAAGTATGAACAAAATGAGTTCACGGATGAATGGGAGGTTGAAGCTCGGGAGATGAGTTGGTATTTAGCGAAGAACAAAGGCACACGCCCATACTTGAAGGGTGAGGCCGGTGCAGAGCTGCAGCGTTATATCAAAACTACCGGAATTGATTTTCGATGTCCTGCATTAGGGTTTAACCTAGATGAACGTTATGGCACGATGTTCCATTCAGAAGTTATCTTGGATGTGCTGCAAAAGGCATATGAGCGTAGCGGCTACCGTTATCATGTAGATGTAGTCCGGACGGATACTAGTTTCTACCTGCAGGTAGTTAGGGAGGGAACGAACACTCTTGTCCCAGTCTTCATTCCGGAACAGATGGAGTCCAGCACTTCTGGTTATAGCATTGAGGAGACTTACACGGTTGTCACCGCACAGAAGTATAAGGACGATAAGCTGGCTTCCTCCGTCACCAAAACAGCGGCAGGTGCTCTGCAGGCCATGGGCAGGATGGAAGAAATCATCGAAGTGGAAGAAGATGAGGATCCGGCCACGATTGCTACGCAGCGCCTGAAGGCTCTGTCGCAGGCGAAGCAGGTTAAAAAAATCACTGTAAAGCATGAGGACCATTCACTGACAGGGCTTCGGGCTGGATGGATGGTGTTGATCAAAACGGACCATACCTCCAAGTGGATTGTAGAGTCTGCAGAGAGCAGTTTTAAGAATGGGTTATACACTGTGAAGCTTGAGCTGGAAAGGAGGGAATAACGTTGCTAAATGACGCATTGAATTTGTTGAAGGAAAAGACGAAAGGTCATATTGATGCCCGAGACATCGAACGTGCAACATTAATGAGTTGGCCCGGTAATCCAAAAATTCAGGTAGAAGGTGACCCGGAACCTTATCCTGCAGATAAACTGGTCTTTGCAGAATATCTTCAGGAACGCCGTATCGATGCAGTCTTTGAGGTTGAGCAACTTGAGGTTTCAAAGTTAACCGGTATCCTAACGATACCCAGCCCTCTGAAGGTTGGAGATCAGCTTATTGTCTCTCGCATGACTGGCCAGCGGTATTATGTGCTTGGGAAGGACGTGGGCAGTAGTGTCGGATAGTTTGTTTCCTGAATTGGACATATCAGACATCGGAGAAGTCGAGCTTACAGAATCGGTTGTATCAGCTACAAAATGGACTTACGTGATCGATTACCGTAACCGGAGTGCTGTCCTTACTGAAGATGGCCACCCGAAGAAGACAGGTTCTTATGCTGAGTACTTGGTTCAGACAGCGCTCAAAATCCTTAATACAGAACGCTTTCGTTATGTCTTGTATGGGGAAGAAGTTGGCGTGGAAAGATCGGAGTGGTCTACTTGGGAAGATGTAGAGATTAAACGAGATATGGAGGAAGCTTTGACTGCTCATACCGAGATTGTGCGTGCTGAGGTGCGATCGATGGTGCGAGAAGGACAGGAGATGCATCTCAGAATATTGATAACTGGCTTAGCGGGTCAAGTGGAACTGGAGGAGGCGATTAGTGTATGACCATTAAACTGAGTGATTTACCTTCACTCCCCTACATGCCTATCCTAGAAGAAGAGCCAGAGGAAATCTATCAACGTTGGGTGAACCGTGCCATAGCCCTGGCGCTTGAACGAGGGTTACCACCGCCGCCAACAGGAGAAGGTGAGTACTTTTATGATTTGTGGTATCCTCTTGCGTTGGAGCTTGCCGAGCAGCAAATGCTATGGACGTATGGATTCGTTCAGGGGTTTCCTATTTGGGCAGATTCCGAGTATCTCGATGGTCACGGATGGGCTGCGGGCCTTATTCGCAAGGACGGGGAGAGTGACGATACATTTCGCTTGCGTATGCTTGAACGCGCTGCTACTGAAATCGGCAGTGGACGCCGTAAAGATTATGAAACTTGGGCCACGGAGATGGCCGGTGTTGGTGGAGCGATAGCGCGTGAAAAAGAACGCCATGATAATTCCATTGATCTTTATTTGACCAACCTGGATGGACAGCCCATCACAGATGATTTCGCTGAGACGGTCAAAGCATGGATGTGGGAGGATAGGAGGATCGCTGGGCATGACCTATTGGTACATCCGGCTCCGGTCTTTAATGTGCGTTTAGAGACACGTTTGCTAACGTCTAGCGGTACAGATCTTACTGTGCTGGCAACAACCATTCAGCAGCGTGTATTGGATTACGCAAGCGGACGGTCCAAACTAATATACAATTACGTGGCTGCCTTACTACTACTGCCTGGCGTGGATGATTACGAGAGTTTGACCCTCAATGGGGATGAGGAGGATATTGTTCTCCCCTTGTCGTCTGTTTTGAGAGTGGAAGTGATCCTGCTATGATTCCGCTTAGATACCGCGAAATGCTGCCACCGTATTGGTATGAGATCGATATGGCAGACCGTCATTTTTCAGTTTTTGAGAAGGAAATGGACGATCGTTTGGAGACTATAGATGATCTGAGTAATCAGTTTACCCTCAGAAAAGCAACCTGGGCGTTGTGGATCTGGGAGTGGATGTACTTCCGGAAGACTCAAGAGGGAAGCGACGATGAACGTAGAGAGGCGATACGCCGGAAGCGCTGGGGCGATCGTCCTTTTAAGCTACCTCTATTGCGGGAACTAGGGAATCAGCATGGAAAGCTGAAAAATGTTTCTGAGGACTTTTTAGCAAAAGAGATCCATTTTGAATTTTCCTTAGTTCAACCGTTTAACATGGCAGGACTACAGGCTGATTTTGAATACGTGCGTCCGGTTCATATTCGTCGAGCAGTATTTAGTTCAGCAGTTCCGACGCAAGTCATTAATATAAAAGGTACTGGGTACTCTCATGGAGTAGACTTCCCGATTTGCGGGTTTGAAGTGCCGTTTGGAGGAGGGGAGTAATGGCAGACGTTATTAAGCAGTTGCTTCTGGAGAAGTTGATTTCGAATTTGAATGGCCACATCGTCAGCGCGCGGGTGAATATAGGAGGCGTTCAGACGACGTATCCTATTTACAACACAATTGTATCTGGTATGTCTGTTCGAAAGTACATTTATATAACGGAGACTCAAGCCATCGGCAAACAACTTTTAGGCGCAGCCTTGCTGGATGCTGAAGGTAATATACTGGCAGATCAACCCCTTCTCGTAACTAAAAACGATAAGGGGTTTTTGATTGCCTTTGAATTTGTTTTGAGATTGGAGGCGAGTGCTGGTGGCGTATAACAAGCAGCAATGGAAGGACGAGATTCCCGACTTGGCCAAGCCGATAAAAGATTCCTCGGGTAAGCAAAAGACTGACCCGCAAACCGGACGACCTTTGTACGAACTGGTCCAAGAAGGTACACGTCTTACATCTCAGCGTTTGAATTATATAGAAGAGGGGATTGAAGCTGCCCATGAGCAGGCCAATCTGAACACTACGGATATTGATGCTCATAAAAAAGATACAGTCAAGCACATAACGGCTGCTGAAAGAGCGGAATGGAAAGCCAAGGAGACACCTGCAGGTGCTCAGTCTAAAGCAGATGCTTCTCTATCAGCTGCCAAAACCTATGCAGATACCGCGCTGCTTGCAAAGGCAGATAGGTCATCCACTTATAGCAAAACGGAGACTGACCAGCGTATTCAAGCTGTGGTCGGGGCCGCGCCGGATGCTCTGGATACACTAAAGGAAATCGGAGATGCACTGAATAATGATCCTAACTTTGCGGCCACAGTCACCAATCAGATTTCGGGCAAAGTGGATAAGGTAGCGGGCAAACAACTTTCAACAGAGGATTATTCTTCTGCGGAGAAGGCGAAGTTGGCTGGGCTCACTCCTGGAGCTGGTGCTGCGGGATCTGCTACAGATACTACGATAGGTAACCGTACAGCTGATCCTTCGATTACTACTCCCTATAGCTTGACGGGCACTATCACTCAGTGGTTTTCCTGGCTTACCAAGTATCTTAAATCCATCACCGGCAAAGCTAATCCATTCGACGCACCTGACATTACACTGGCTGCGACTAAGACACATGTTGATGACACTACAAGGCACATAACTACTGCTGAACGTACTAAATGGAATGCTGCAGAAGGTAATGCATCTGCGGCATCGATTCCTTTGGCGCAGAAAGGCGCTGCGAGCGGTGTTCCTGCTATGGACGTAGCGAAGCTTATTCTTGGAAACGGTGTTCGTTTAGGTGCTACTCCTTACTACGGACACCAAGCATTCCTACTGTCGTTAGCAGCAGTCAGTAACCAGAAGGCTGATATTATTATCTCCGGTCCTGTACACGGCAGAATTAAAGTCACCCTAGCAGGGGCTTATGCAGGTAATGATGCTAAAGGGGCACTGGTCAAGACTTACTCTGTTATTCTCAGCCCACCGAACGTAGTTAACAGTGCACCGTCAAGATATATTGAAGCAACAGATGACTTACCAGGACATATTGCTATAGGTGAGGTCGCTTATGATACCGCGAATTCGCGTTTCTTCATCCCAATAGAAGCGCGAACCGCTGTCATTAATTCTTTTGCAATTACTGTAGAAACTTGGTCTTCTGTCCGAGACGCGACGATTTCCTTGTCTCCCGTGTATATTGGAACTGCCGCAACTACACTACCTAAAGCTGTACCTGTTATTGAGGACAATACATTGTTACAATCTGGAAAGGACTTTCAAAAGCATCAAATAACAGCTAATACAGGAAGAAACATACTTTTAAATAATGGTACGGACTTAGACACTGTTATAGAGACTGGATTTTACAACGGCTCAAACCTAGTAAACGCACCTACTACCTACACAGATAGATGGTATTATGTTGAAGTTCAGCGGCACACTACAGGAGATGCCTACGTCCTACAAAGGGCTACTCAACTTGCCGGAAGTATAAGTGGAGAGCGGCATGTTAGATATGAGCGTATCAAGAAAATGACGTGGGGTCCTTGGATTGAAATTGAAGGCTCTGACAGGAAAAATGTAGCTGGTGGTTACGTAGGGCTTGATACAAATGCTTTTGTCCCGGACGCGCGTATTTCGGGGAACATCGCTAGAATATCTCAGCAAGTGCCTGCAAACACAGATTTGAATGAGTTCAGAAATGAGGGAGACTACTTCTGTCCTAGTAATGCAACTGCGGCAACCATTTTGAATATGCCTGCTGCTATTGCGGGGCAGTCTTTCTACCTCAGAAACAGCAGACACGCTGGTGCCAATCAGTCTATAGTGTCTTACAACTCTAATGCGTTTAGAATCTATACACGAAACTACTATTCTGCGGCTAATCCTACATGGTCAGATTGGATGGAGATAGAACACAGCGGAAGAAAGAACGTAGCCAGTGGTTATGCTGGGCTTGATGCACTTATCAAGGTACCACGCGTCAACACATATAACTCACTGGGTGGTCCGTCAACGATACCAGCAGTAGATTTAGACCTCGCGCTCACCGCAGGAGTATACCCTATTAGCCCTGTTACGCTTAATAAGCCAGCAGCTAGTATGTGGGGGCAAGTGTTGGTTTTTGTCAGTGGTGCAGAAACGCATAATAATGCGAATACCTGGACATGGCAGATAATTCTTCAATCTAGCGGCGGATCACATGTAAGGTTTAAGGATGCTGCGGCAGCATGGAGTCCCTGGGTTCCAATGTGGACGGGGAATAATGACGCTCCATTGTTCATGACTAGAAACCTAATAGCGAACAGTACAGATTTGAATACGGTTGTAAACAACGGTGTGTATTCCATCTATCAACCTACCGGATTAACGAACGCGCCTCCTGTAACGTATGGGCTTCTATCCGTGACTAAAGGGGACACCACAACCAACTATGTCAAACAGGAAATTGTGGATATCATACCGGGTACTGTGTACTCAAGAAGTAGAAATGGAGGATCTGGCTGGAGTTCTTGGGTAACTACTATCACTAGTGCTGGTGGCAACTTCACTGGCGCTGTATCAAGAACGTACAGCGATAAATCTGTTAAGTATAGCAACCTGGCAACTCATTACGCTGGCATAGATGGGCAGACAGGTACTTTGAAGATCACGCTTCCTGTCGGGTGGAATGCCGCAATGATGAGCATCAAAATCACCGGGTATGATTACTCCAGTCGTGGAGCATGGGAAATTTTAGTTGGTGGGTATAATTTCAACACGGGATGGATGAACTATTCTGCTTCCGTAACCAGTGGCAGTTTGCCGTTCTCTTCCGTCCGACTTGCTTACGATGGTTCAAAGTGCTGCATCCTTCTTGGAACTATCACAACAGTTTGGAAGTACCCTAACGTAGAAGTGACCGAAGTATTAGCTTCTCACAACGGGGCAACTGGATTAGGTGGAGCCTGGGCAATGGGCGTTATAACGACTGAGACGGAGATTACTAACATCGTGAATGCTCCTTTAGTAGGGGGGAATGCTGACTCAGTAGGTGGATATTCTGCTGCGCAGGTTACACAAGGTACACTTGCCTATGCTGTTACCTCTGGTACTGCTCCAACACTGGTGGCTACTTTTAATCCGGCAGTTGCAGCCTTGACAGCGGGTTTACGCGTAACCATTAAAGCACATGCAGCTACAACAGGTCCGGTTACACTCAATGTAAATGGTCTAGGCGCTAAATCTATTAAAAAGCCAAATGGCAATAACCCGCCTTTGGCTCTTGGTGGTGTCTATACGGTTGTATACGATGGAACGGCTTTTATCTTACAGGGTGAAGGGGGTGAATATGGAACAGCAGAAGCAGCGCAGGTATTGTCAGGTTATACAGTTGGTAGAGAGAATGGGGTGGTCAATGGGACAATGCCGGACAGAACTAGAGCCGGAGACAGCTTAACCTATACCACAGCCTTGTCAGCTAAAGGGGATGGATTAGGGAGCCTTGTCATGGAACCTCAGACGGGGTACTATGCTTCTGGACTTAATTCCGGTGGATTTGGGACACTGTTATCCGTTGATCCAAACTATGTACCCGCAAGTATACTGTCCACTAAAACCGTCTTTGGAGTTCAGGGTTCTGTTCCTGTTATCTCTGGGGTTGATGTAGCTTCGGGTGTGGGGAGATGGGGAAACGGTGATCTAGCTGTCTACCCACTGGAAGGTTATAGAAAAGGCGGGATGGGTGCTGGAGAAATAAAAGTGACTGTAGCGCAACTGAATTCTGCTGGACTACCACAAGTTGCCTCCGGCACGATTGAATCTGGTGGTCTTGAGACGTACACAAGGGCTGATGGTAGCACAGTTATAGCCGCATCACTAATTGTTTCGGGACTAACTTTCAAGCCCACCGTGATTATTGTAAAGAACGGGAATTTAAATAACACAAACAAGGATCATATCGTATACGATGCTAGGATGGATGTTAACTACAGAATAACAACACTAGGAGCAAGAACAACGAGTAATCCAGAATTACACATATTTAGAGAGGCATCACCTGTATACGTGAACAGTACGGGTTTTAAACTACCAGTCATAAACGGATACTATCCCTATACATGGATTGCAATACAGTAGAAAACCGCCAGATACTTTATAGGAGGGATTATGATGGAAATCGGAATGAAAATATACTTTGAAAAAGCAACAGGAAACGTGGTAGTAAATACGGGTGAACAGGTAGGTAGGTTGGTAGTGGAGACAACCGAGGATCAGGACTTTGCAACATATAAGGCGCTGGCTGAACGGGTCCGCGATACCATTGGTGTAGTAAAGCTCAAATACGGTCAGTTCCGTCGAGAATTTGCGGAGTGTAATGGCTACCGTGTTAATCCAGATACCGAAGATTTAGAGTTTACCTATCCGGGCGAGGTTCCAGCAGAGGTGCTAATTAAACGTATCAAAATGGTAGAGGGAGAAAGTGCTAAAACGGTTCAGGAGCTAGAACAAACCAATAAGAAACTTGTAGAGACCTTGGAAAGACTTGATCAAACTGAAACCCAATTGCAAGAAGCGCAGCTTGCTCTTACGGAAAATTATGAAGAGTTACAGACTGCCAAACATGAGGCGGCAGACGCACAATTGGCGCTCACAGAGCTTTATGAGCTGGTACTTGCCGGACAACCCGTAGCACCTACAGACCCCGTTGAGGGAGGTGAAGAAGACAATGCCTAAAGTATATGCAAGCTTGATCCGTAAAGGACTTAAGAAGTTGGAGCAAGTACCGGAGATTATCCGTGAGGATGTCGCAGTAGAGCTAAAAGAATAGATAGAAAAAGCTGGCGCCTATAGAGGCGTTTTTATTTTGCCCTCGGATCACCGGGGGCTTTCATTTTGGGGAGATAGATGGGGGGAGGGGCAATCGTGACAGAAATGGATGTACTTAAATATTTTTTAACGCAAGGTCCATTCGCGGTGTTGTTCGTTTGGCTGCTGATCTACGTAATGCGCGCGAACAAAGAGAGGGAAGGACGATTGCAGGATCTACTAGGTAAGTTTTCTGAAAAATACGATGTAATCATCGTGGAGCTGCGTGAAATGAAAGAGCGATTTCCACACAGAAATTAATATTATTGAGAGGATGAATTTATATGGAATGGAGCGCAATTGCAAACTTTATTAAACCGGAATTATTATTGATTGTCGCTGTATGTTGGATTATTGGCTATATCCTTAAGCAAACGCCGCGAGTGCCGGATTGGACCATCATTTACGCGGTTACTTTGGTTGCATTTATCATCGTCGTATGGACTAAAGGATTCAACGTGGACAGTGTGCTGCAGGCAATCTTATGTAGTTCAGTAGCTGTGTACGGCAATCAACTGGTTAAACAAACTGCTAAAGCGAAGGAGGGAAATGAACAATGAAGAAGGTATGGATTGATGCAGGTCATGGCGGTAAAGACCCGGGCGCAGTTGCAAACGGTTTGAAGGAAAAAAATATTGTATTATCAGTGTCGTTGGAGATAAAAAAGCGGCTTGAAGCCAATTATGATGGAGTACAAGTGTTACTATCCCGTAGCACAGATGTTTTTTTGGAACTTGCGGAGCGCACAAGTCTTGCAAACAAAGCTGGTGCTGACATTCTGGTGTCCATGCACTGTAATGCTGGTGGCGGCTCTGGTGGCTTTGAAACCTTTAGATATACAAAAGCCTCAGCCGCATCAGCAGCACTTCAAAACGTCCTACACAAGGAGATTATGGACACGCTCAATAGGGTTGCGGTTGGAGTGATCAATCGGGGGCAGAAGGCAGATAATTTGCACATGGTACGAGAAAGCAAGATGCCGGCAGTACTGACTGAGAATTTGTTTTTGGATGTTGCAACCGACGCTGCCAAACTCAAAAAAGACGCGGTTATCCAAGCGATTGTAGACGGTCATGTGACTGGCATCGCTCAGTATTTAAGCTTAAAGAAAAAGAAGAGTGTCGTAGTGAACAAGGACAATAAAGTGACAGTCAATGTAAACGGCAAAAAGGTAGCTGATGGAGTATTGGATGCTGGTACTGTTCAGGCTCCAGTGAGGGCCGTGGCTGAGGCATTAGGTACTGTGGTGAAGTATAATGCTGTAACAAAGTCGGTAAATATCACCTTAAAGTAAAATCCCATACGTTTGGGGTTAAGCCTGTCAGCTTCGACAGGTAGGCTTTTTCTCGTCTCTTTCTCGTTCATGCATGCCCAAGCAAAAGGCTGAATTATAACATACTTTATGTTGAATTCATTTATGAAGGAGGAAAAACTGATGGGTGGAAATGTTGGAGGAGTTGGTGGCGTTGGCCATCACCATGTTGGATTCACATCCACTGGTGCGATTCTGGTTCTTTATATCTTGCTGGTCATTATCCTTTGTTCATGCTTTATCTAAATTCTCAAACGTTTTGTATTGTGCCCACTAGATCTTGTTGGTGACTAGAACATTAAGCAAACATTTATCATGTCTTCATACAGTCCTAAGCTAAGAAGATTATAGTAATCACATAATCCCCTTATGATATAGATCTAGACCCTGCCATCATTGGTGGGGTCACTTTTTTATCCACTGGCTTAAGTTGGTGGGCTTATTATCTAATAAACTTGAAAGGGAACCTTTGTTCGTATAAAATAAAGTGAATAACTTTTGAAAAAAAACTTTCTACCAAATTTCTACAATTTCTTGTAAAATAAAAACAGACAAACAAAGGCGGCTACCTTTAATGTCTGTTGATAAGGATAAAGTGTATGGGACACCTTCATCCTTGCATATGTCTTAATTTTATCATAAATCGAGACTAAATGTGAAGTTGATATTTATCAATAGTCATATAACGGTACCCCGAGCAAAATATTGAGGGGGATTGTATTGCTTACAGACAAAGTACTAAAAAACATTCAGATTCAGGAGTTAAGAGGATTTTTTAAAGATAATGACGTCAAAGGTAGATCAACTAGAATTAATGCATCTAGCACTCCTTTGAAATATTTAGAATACTTAAATGTCATAGAAGAAGAAATCGCCTCAAACGAAGTAGGGACTCTTACATCAGAAGTTGTTGATCAATTTGTATTCGAGCACCTATTTTACGCTAACAGTAATATTCATTTTGTATTTAGATTTTCAAGTTACCTGCACGAGATTCCTCGAACTGATGCTGAAATAACCCGTATATTCACTAGAATGCCTCAACTCATGTTTAACCAAAGTCTAGTTGATTGGGATGATAACACTAGAAGAATCAATCTTTGTACCACAAGATCCACATATTTTGATGATGGACAATTAAAATCGTTACTATTCTTATTCCGTGTTGCAAACCTTGAGATGGAGCATGGAATGACAAGTGTTTTTTGCGGGGTCACTTTAGATTTCGAACATGACTTACTAATAGTTAAATTTAATCAAAATCAATTTACTAGATTGGATGGAGAGTCACTTTTACATGTGATTTCTATTAAAAATGCACTCTCTGGTGCGGGAGATTTTGCAGATTCATTTGCTTGGATGAGGATAAATTTACAACAACTTAACGAAGATACTGTGAATTCCACTATATATAGATTGTTTCGAGAACTAAGTTTGGAAGCAGAAAGATTATTGGATTCCAAAATGACTGAGGAAAATTTAATGCATATTGAAAATTTTATGGAGAATATTGGTTTGAATGATCTTGAACCAAAACTAAAAGAAGAGTATATGAAACAAATTAAAGCTGTTATCTTTCAAGATATAAGCAGAACGATGGAAGATACAAGATTCGAAAATGGATGGGTATTCAAACTTGGATTCCGCGAAGGCGATAATAGCAGAGCCTCACAAAATGCTGAGAAGCGCTCCCCGGTTTATAGTCAACAGGTCTTTTGGCAGCTTAAAGAGATCATACACAGAACAGGGAAGATGCAAGAAGGTGGATTTCATTGGAAATTTGAAAATTCATTTGTAGATGTAAGAATGGAATCTAAAAATGGAGCATTATTAGTTTATTATTATTCTCGATTGAGAAGTGAAAGAAGGGAGAAGGAAGAATATGTACTACGAAAGATTGCTGAGAATTTTCAATTCGAATAAGCAACTTTTTAATGAATTTCCTATTTCTCTTGTTGCTCAATTAGATGACTTCATTGTTCTCACTTATTCACTTAATAGAAAATATTTAAGTCCGTTTCAATTTGCAAATTATGCGAATATTAAATTCAATGTTGCACTTAAATTTTTTATGGTTTTTGCTAGCGAAGAAGTGTTCGATATGATTTATTATTTCGATTGTTCAAGTTCGCAATGTAAAAGTTATATATACCTATCCAAAGAAGATTTGGAGGACATTGATAATGTTATATATTGCGATGAGTGTGACAAGTCCTATAAAATTTCGGATATAGTAAGATTTATTAAAATAAATTTCACTATTAAGGAATTGAACGAAGAAATGGACAATTGGTTATTTGATGATAATTGTACGTACGACGTGCTGAAAAGGAGCTCACCAAGCTTAAAAGTGCAGTCCCCTTCGTCTTCAGGTAGCCAATTCGAAAGAGGCGAAGGGGATAAAAAACAAGAATTAAAGAATGAAGTGACGCTAGAAGAAGTAGTTGCACAGAATGAATTAAATAATGAACCAATTATTAAGCAACTAAGATCAATAAGCGCATTTATACATGGATAATAAGGGTGAAAAACAAACATGGACACTAATGCGATTAAATCAAAACTTAATTTGTTACTCCAGTTTATTGATTTAGATATGGAAGCATGCAAAACTACGGGAATTAAACTTAGAAATCGGACTTGGCAGTTTAGACTGGCTTCGATTCTTATATCTCTATTAATCACGATAACTCTTGGTCTTACTTTGAACACCGATGAAATTTTTTTAGGGATCAATATAGGAATAGCAGTTAAAAATATTGCTGTGATACTTAGTGCGGTATTAACTGCTATTAATACGTGGGAAGCATTTAGGAATTATCAAACACGCTATTCTCAGGAATCATCGATGATTAATAAATTGAATATTCTTTCTAGAGATATAATGCTGTATCTTGATAGCAATAATAATTGTATGTATGAAGAATATACTGAATTTAAGCGAAGATATGATGCAATACAAGAAGAATATATTCAAGAAAGAACGTCGTCCTCTAAAGATGAAGGAGAATCTGAAGGGGAAAGCGAAGATTCGAATTAAGGATAAATTTTTGTCTTTATAAATCGTTTGTTGCATACATAATGCTGAATGCTTTTATTAAAAAATCTGAATTATATTACCCTGCCATTAGTGGTGGGGTATTTCTTTGCGTTCAGACGAATTTTTCTTACCGGTGTTATGGAGTGCATATACATAATGTTCCAAATCATTTATATTGGAAGGAGATTTCAATGTCGGTAAATTGATATTTAGGAGGATTAAAATTGCTTGGGATTTTTAATGCAGCAATACTTATTGTAATTATTGTTGCCGGTATAGTGTTGTTTATTTTGTCTAAGAAGAAGCCACAGTACTCACATAATGAAGTTATTGATCCATTGAAAATTACAATAAAAGATATTGATCAAATGGCAGATGGGTCGGAGTTTGAGGAATACTTATACCGGTTGTTTTTGGCCTTGGGATATAAGGACGCTTATAAGACTCAAGGAAGCAGGGATTTTGGAGCTGATTTAGTCTTTACTGATCGTGAAGGATATAGAAATGTTGTTCAGGCTAAAAGGTATTCGAATCCAGTAGGATTAGGAGCTGTTCAAGAGGTTTATGGTTCGATGAGGTACTACCGAGCTAAGAGGTCCATGGTGATATCCTCAAATCAATATACGTCTGCGTGTGAAGAACTTGCTGGTTATAACGCCGTAAAATTACATAATCGAAGTGATCTCATAAATATTATCGACTTATTTAAGTCAGGAGAGATAAATAAAGCTAAAGATATCATTGAGTCAGAGCCTAGGATCATACTGGATTCATGGGATAATTATATGAACAACAATAAAGTTATTAAGAAGGACTTTAAAGCAGAAAAACGATTGGTCGCGAAGAAATAGATAGTTCGGAGAACAAGGAGTTTTTGTACTGATGAACAATGAAGTCTTTCAATACAGAGACACATACTTTTTTGTGGGGAATCTAGCAATTCTATGGATACTCATACTTGGATTGGTGCTACTGGGATTCGTTTTGTTTTATTTGATTAAGAAATATCGAATGAAGAGAAAGTGAGAATACATGGGTAGTACATACAAAGTCTTAGAGAGCGATGCGGAATTTCTGACAGCAGCCTTAACTCAATCGAAGGTATCCGTATGGTTTAGGTTGGAACCAGATCCAATAGGTCATCTTATGGATTATGGCGGAATTGTAGAAGGGTATACACCAGACTCAATTAAGATTGGTGGAGCTCATTTTGTTCGGGGACGGTTTGAGTTTAGAGCATACATAATGTAGAACTTCAATTTAAAACAAAGGCGGGATCATGTTGAGCAATATATACAAAGTCCTCAAGACAGACTCTGAATTTCTAACAGCTGCCTTAAAACAGTCTCAAGTGGATATAATTGAACGTCGTGGTGATCTGGCTGGCTGTACAATTGATTGTGAGGGTCCAATTCAGAAATGGAGTCCAGTGAGCGTTAAGGTTGCTGATGCTTATTACATGAGAAGTGAATTTGAATTTAGAATGATTTTGGCATAAGTTTATATAATAAATCCTCTTCAATCTTAAGTGGTTGGTGGGGGTTTTTTATGTTGATGGAAAAAGTACTACAATGCTTCTTAATAGCTCTACTGATCAATTGGTCTATGGGCTGGTAAAGATAAATATGAAAATAATAATATATTCATATTAATTACTTTATATACAATATATGTATTTTAATGTTTAGACTTCTGATAAAGTATTTTGTAATCTATTAATTGTATTAAAAAGAATATTAAGAAAGAAAAAGGAGAGATTTCTTTGAAAAAGCTTTTGTCTTTATTGTTGATTCTATTCTTTGTAATTACGACTATTCCTATGAATACTGCATTTGCTTATGATGGTGGTTTGTTAAACGGGAAAATTATGAACCGTGGTAATGGATTAGATATTACTCAAGCAACTCAAACACTTATTACTGACAATAACGAAAGTACATCTATAGGTTTGAACGCGTCTGCAATTCCGATGGTGTGGTATAAATTTGATTCACCTGTTTCGGTTTCGTCATATAAAGTTAAATCAACGGCAGGTATAGCTTTAACTTTGTATGACGCTAACAAGAAAGTACTCTATACAACATCTCCAGATTACCCTGGGAATATCGGAACAGCTTATAGTGTTACACCAACTGATGCGGTTACATATGTATCATTCAATACTTTACTTACGGACCCGACAAAAACAAATACTGTTTATGAAGTCGATATATTCTCTACAGATATTGCACCGAAACCGCCAGAAGCGCCTCTTAATTTAGAAGCGAACGGAGGGAACGCTCAAGTATTACTAAACTGGAAAACAACAAGTGAAGCTAATTCATATAATATAAAGCGTTCACTTACTCTGGGTGGACCGTATACAATGATAGTTTCAAACGTTACTAAAACAACCTATACTGACACAGCTGTTAATAACGGAATAACCTACTACTATATCGTTACGGCTATTAGTGCGAACGGAGAAAGTAAAAATTCTAATGAATCATCAGCCACTCCGATAGCTCCCATAGAATCTGGTCGAGCAATCCTGACGGTTAAATTAATAACTGACCTAGAGAAGGAATTTGACCTTTCTATGGAGGAGATAAATAGCTTTTTAGAATGGTATGATGCACGCGATGCTGGAACAGGTCCTTCTAAGTTTGCTATTAATAAAGACAATAATATTAAAGGACCATTCAGTAAGCGCACCGAGTTTGTGATATTTGATAAGATACTTACATTTAGCGTAGATGAATATTCTGCCGAATGATCATTTACACATTGTTCCAGTGGAGCTAAAATAACTGTAACGGAAGCACCGTACCCTGCCATCACTGGTGGGGTATTTTATTACATAGGGGTGAAAGAAGTGAGCACTACATATAAGGTATTGGTGACAGATTCCGAATTTCTGACGGCAGTGCTGGTTCAATCGAAGGTATCCGTATGGTTTCGGCTGGAACCAGATCCAATAGGTCATCTTATGGATTATGGTGGAATTGTAGAGGGGTATACACCGGATTCTATTAAGCTCGCTGGAGCTCATTTTGTTCGAGGGCGATTTGAATATAGAGCATACATAAAATAATCTGCTTGTCTTATTGACTCACGGGTTTGTTTTTTATTCAACTATTAAGGAAATGCAATCTCATCACATGAACTAAATCCGGAATATATGTGTGTTACTCCTGTTTTATTCATCAATTTAATTTTTGGGTTCAAAGAAGTTTTCTCAGGAGGTCCCATTATTACTGTGCTGTCTTTTGTATGAATACTTACGACTTGATTCTTTTTAATTACAATTTTTAGTTCTTTAATTATGGAAACACCTCCATATGGTTGGAAAACTCGAAATATGTAAAAATAATAAGTCATGTTAACTAATTCAGATAAGATTCCGATAAATTAATAGAAAGGGAATAAAAGTTAATAAAATGAGTGGCATGAAAATTAAAATGTTGGTAGCAATGCGCTGCTACCCTTATTAAGGGGAGGGTTATTATTTCTGAAAGGGAAGAATTGCTTCAGAAACTTGATGAAATAAAATTAAAGCTTGATAATGATAATTCTATATTCAAAGAATTTTGGGAAGAATGTAGATATATAGAATTAACGCTGAGGACACATGGACCATTAAGTGAAGAAACATTAATAAATTGCTCCTATAAAATTATCGATTTAAATAAAAGAGTAGAGAAGAAAATACTTCCTGCATGGGTGGCCGTATTATTCGTTTTAATAATTTTAGTTTATGGGATTATGATAATATATATCCGCTCTCAAACTGAAAGTGGCGAAATTTGGTGGATAACACTTTGCTTGTTTTTAACTAAATTACTCATTGGTAT